TTTCTTAGCAGCTCTATCTGCTTCTTTTGCTGCCTTTCCTTCTAATTTTATCTGGTCTTTCAAAGCCTCTGCTTCATCCACAGTAACTTCTTTCTTTTCTTGTGTTCCCTCTACTATTTTTTTAGCAGGAACACCTCTTCCTTTTTTACTTACAGGAACAATACCTTCTTCCTCAAGCATCTCTTGTTGCTGAACCTCATCTCTTAATCTTATATTTTGTAAAGACTCTCTGTTTGGGTCTACAGCTAATACAGCTTCTATATTTTTTTGTGTAGGTCTTAACCCTGTGAGTTCTTCAAAACGAGCCTCTAAGTTATTTAGTTTTAAAGTACGAGCTTGTTTTGCACGAGACACTTTAGGTTTAGTTGGATTGTTTATAGCATAATCAAAAAACTCTGACATAACCACATCATAGTCACGATTTGTACGGTCTGCTAACTCTTGTATTTTAGTATCAAACCCTTCAGTTTTTCCTTTAGTTATAAATCTTCTTTTTATTTGTGGAGTTAAGTTTTCTTTGTCATTAAATTCACTCCACTCTTGTTCGGTTAGACTAATATTTTCAAATTCATTGGTTGATTCAATTTCTATTTGCTCCTGCCTTTGCACATTAGCTGCTTTTTTTTCTGTTTCAATAGCTTCTGCTACCTCTCTAACATTTTCACTTTCTAATATTATATTATCAGCTTGTTCCGGATTTATATTGTTTATATCCGCATCAGGATTGTTATCTTTAAATACTTGCTCTCCCGTTCTACCTTCATTAACATCAATACCCTCTTGCAGTAAAGCGTTTCTTACCGCTTGACTTTTAATTGAGTTTATATCTTTTGGCCTTCCTGTTTTAGAGTCTACTACCTGAGCCTTACCTTCAGCATCTATTTCTATTTCATACTGTTTACTACCTTTTATTTTCTTTCTTACAGGCTGTGCTTGTCTTTTTGTCTCCGGTCTTTTCTCTGGCTCAGGAGTAACTTCAGTTACTCTATCTTGTTGTGTTACTTGAGCTCCTTCCTGCGCTTTATCAAGTCTTTCCTGTGCTTTACGAACATCTTCATTTGCTCTATTTAATACATCTTGATATTGGTCTGCTATATATTTGTCTGCTGTTTCTTTATCTTTAAAACGCATTGTTTCTACCTTAGCACGCTTAGTTTGCTTACCGTCTGTAAATTCTGCATATTCATTTATACGAGTGAAAACTGTGTACCCATCTCCATCTCTTTCTGCGTTATAAGATTCATGGTCCATTGTATTTTGCACTTCAACAATGTCATTTTCATTATATTTTTTTCCTACCTTTGGGCCTTGAGTTTTAAAATTAGGATTTACTTTTTTAATACTGCTATTTCTTCTTTTTAACCTTTTATCAAAATTCTTTTGAGCTTCAGTTACTTCCGTCTTCTCTGTTTCTGTCTCTTCGGTGGTTTCGGTGATTTGTTGCTCCTCTCTTGTAGATTCTTCGGTGGTTTGCCCTCGCTCATCCACCTCTTGAACATCTGTGGCTTGAACTTCGCCATCCACCGCATCTGTGCTTTGCTCTTGAACGGCATCTTGTCTTTGTATTATATCATTAATTTGTTGTTTTATCTCACTTCTTTTTAGCTTTGATGCTTCTCCTGTGTCTTCAGCTAATTCGTTTAACTGTTTTTGTAATGGTAGTATTTCATCTATCTTTGCTTGATCGGTTACTCCAGCTCTTTTTAACTGCCCTTCTATTACCGCCTTCTCATGTAAATCATCTTTTCTTTTTTTAGCCTTTGCCTCAAGCTCTGGATTATTTTTTATAGTCAACTCGGCTTTAGCAAAATCTTCATCAGGTGCATTTTCTACAAAGTCTTCCATAGTGGAAGCGGTTGTCTGAGACATTTCTTCACCCCCATTCTTTTTATTAATATAATATTTTGGGGATTTGTATATACCATACCCTACACTAATTGGTGCGGTAGCCATACCAGCTATACCTTCAAACCCTATCTCTGCTACATCCATCTCTTGGCCAGCTACTAATCTACCAGCAACTTCTCCTGTTGACCCTCCAACAGCCTCAACTCCAAAACCAGCTCCTAAAGCGCCTAACTTTCTTCCTGTAGTTAAAGGGCCACCTCTGTATACTTTTGCTCCTACAGAGCCTGCTAAACGAGCAGTAGCCCCTTCTATTAAACCAATAGCAAGACCTCTTCCAGCCGCCTTATATCTAATAGAGCTAAGCGCTTCTTGGTCTTCTAATACAGTTCTTACGTTGTCAGTATTAAACTCTAACTCTCTTTCTTCTAATTCTTTTTGTAATAACTCTGCAAAAGTAATACCGGTTTCTAATGTAGCTCCAGCGGCTCCCATTGCTCCACCTATAGTTCCTATTATAGGGACAAATGAACCTCCCACACCACCAGCTATACCAGCTCCTATGGTTGATGCATTTAATAATTGTGTAGTAGATGAGACAAAAATCTGAGGAACTACAGATGGGTTTGCTACAACTCCTTTAATAAAGCCCCACAGACTTCCTCCTTCACTTTGATAAATACGATTAAAGTCTTTCATTTCATCAGACTCTCCTCTTGATTGTAATGATTGTTGCGCCTGTATAAACTCTTGTATGTCTTGGTCAGTTACATTTTGGCCTTTTGCAAATAATTCTAACGACTCATCAAGAGTAGCTCCTTGAGCAATACCAGCTGCTCCTGACCTATATAAGTCTCCAAAAAAATCTGTTAGAAAATTTTTTCCAAATGCCCTTTCTATAGCTGTATCTTTTTCTTTAACTTGTAAGTCCTGAGGTGTACGATATGGATTGTAACGTGGAGTTTCTGCAACAGTAGGAACTTCAACACTTTCAATTTCAGAAACATCTGTAGGTGTTCCTACTTCTACTTCCTCTACTTCTACTCCCTGACCTCCTTCTGGAACTTGTACTTCAAGAGAATCTTCTACCTCAACTGTTTGTTCTGGTAAAGCCGATGAACCACCCACCTCCTGAATTGTAGTATCTGATTCCAAAGTCTCCTGTTGATTTTGACCAGATAAGTCTGAATCGTCTTTTTTTTTTACAGGTTCTTCCCATAACGAGGTAAATTGTTCTAATTGAACTTTTTGAAATAAACCTTTGTTTTTACCTATATTATAAATTTCCTTCTGCTGTCTCGGAGACATTGTATTCCACATCTTCAAAGTTACCTTATCTGTTATAAGGTTATTTTTAAGATAAAGATTATATAACTGTTCTTTTTGATCCATTATTACTGTTCAAATACATTATCTCCTTCAACCACTACTTCCTCTTCTTGGCTTACTGGAGGTACATAATTATCAGGGTCTTCTTGATACTTTCTATATTCTTCTTGGTTTGCAGCCATGTCACCAAACTTAACTACAAATTCAGTATAAGAAATTGGACCCGTTCCATCTATCTTTTCTTTATCAGCAATTTGATTTGCGATACCAGCTAATGTCATTGGGTCAATAATAAATTTATCTATCCACTGTTTTATACCCGCAGTGCTAATACCAGATGTTCTTATTATTTTCATTGCAGCATCTTTAGCCGGACCATCTTCTGTTGGAGGAAATTCAAATTCTTGACCACCTACATCAAATATCATTTTACTTGGGTCTAATGAACCTTCATTAGTTAGGCTAAATCTTACTTCAAAAGGACCATCTTGCAATAGTTTTTCTTTTAAATTAGGGTCCATTGTTCCTGATATGTAAGTGCTTAAAGTATTTGTAACATCATCTAATTTGTCTTTGTTAATATACTGACCTACTCTTACCCCTAAGGCAGTAGCTAAAGCACCAGCAACTCCAATAGGACCACCTATTAGTAAAGGCACAGCTCCTACACCGAGAGCCTCAATATTATCAGCAGCAGTAAATGATGTTTTTATATTCTTTCCTAATTTATCATCTAAATAAGCGCTACCTGTTCCCTCAAAGTCTCCGTATTGAGCTACAGCTCCATCATCTCTATAAGTATAAGGAACTATATTAGCCTTTTCAGCTTCTTTATTTACCTTTTCTTTTAGCTCTAAAGTTCTGTTTTGTATGTCAGCATTAATTAACATTTGCTGTGTTCTTTGCTGTCCTGATAACTCTCTATCATCTATTAAAGAATTAATATTTGCTATGTTAGCATTTACTTGTTTTTCTTTTATAGCTGTATTTAATTTATCATTTAAAATTTTAGCTTGAGTTGCATCAATCGTATTGTCTTTTAATGCCTCTGATACTGCAACTTTTCTTTCATTTAGCTCTCTTGTACTAATTGAGCTAAGTATTTCTTCGTCTACTAATCGGTCTACATCTGAAGAAAGTTTTTCAAATCCTTTTCTTACCTCATACTTTTCATCTAACTGTAACATAGCCTGACCATATAATAAGTCCTCTACTTTTTTCTTTATCTTATCATTATTAACAGCATCAGTATCTAATACTGGACGTCCATTAACTATTTTCATTACCACTACATCTTCAGTATTTTCATTTACTTCTGCTGCTTCAGGAGTACCTGCATAAACATACTTCGCCCCAATACTTGGTGACCCTGCTAATGTAGCTACTGCTTTGTCAGTTAATAAACCTCTGACCTGCTCTCTCATTTGTTCTTGAAAACCTTCCTCATTTCTTAACGTACCATAACCTTCTCTTGAATTTACCTGTTGCCTGTCTCCTAATGTTTCTTTAACTAATACCCCTAATTCAGTTACTGTTCCTTTTACATATTGTATTGGGTCAATCTTAGTGTACTGAGTTTTAAACCTGGTATTAATTGTGTTCATAGAAACGTGCTTACCTGGATCATCTGAGGGCTTTCCTGTAGCTGGGTCAACCTCTACTAAAGACAATCTTCCTGTTTGCGGGTTTACATAGCCTTGAATATTTTCTAAATTACCAAAGGCAACATTTTGTTCGTTAAGCCACTGTTCTAAATTAGAGGCTTGACCATCATCAATTCTTTTTACATATTCTGCATAATCATCATTCCATTGTTTTGAAACATTTGAAAATTGTTTCCAGTCAGCTAAAACTCTTTGCTTTGCTTGAGCAAATTCTGTTTGAGATATTAAACCTCTTTTAAACAAATCGTTTTGTACTCTTAAAAACTCTGCTGATTCTTTACTCATTCCTAAGGCTAATGAACCTAAATCAGCATTATCATATTGCTCTAACGTGTTTAAAATAGTATCAGCCTCAATAGTGTTTTGTTCTATCTCAGCTTTTTTGGCTGCACGGTCTTCTTTTAACTTTATTAAATCGTCAGATAATGTTTTTGATATAGTGCTCCAGTCTATTACCGACTTTGTTAGGTCTCTTTCTACATATGTGCTAAAATCTATTTGTTGTTTTGTTGCCATAATCTATGAATTTGGTGTGCTTATTCCATATTTAGCCATTGTCTCTTCAAATGTTGGAAAAATACTCTGTAATAATGGAGAAGAACCTACACCGATTTGACCAGCCATTGGAGGTGTTAATGAACCAATAGCCGCTTGTTCTTCTAAAAACACTTTCTCTCTTGTCTTAGGGTCTGTTTGAAGAAGTCTTTGCCCTTCTTCAGTAGCGTAAAACCCTTCTTTACCCACGCCTTCTGGCGTTATACTTAAGTCTTGTTGTTGGGCATCTAAACTTGCCTCCATATCTGCATCAAACTCTTTGTCTGACATTTTAAAAAATCTAAAATCTTCAGCGTATTTTGAAGGGTCTGCGGCATATTGCTGAGGAGTTATATTGTTTTCTTTTAAAAACTTATCCAACTGCCTGTCATCTTTATTTTTTTGATATAAGTTTGTTTGTTCTAACCCTAACATTGCAGCCTCTCCTAAAGCCTGAAAACCTTGTTGATTAAAAGTAGCCCTTGCCTCTTGTGAGTCTGCAAGTCTTCTTGCTCTATCTTTTTCAGCCTGAACTTCTAACTGTAACATTTGCTGGTTGATTGCGTCTTTATTTTCTGCCTTCAATTTTTCTAATTCAAAGAGCTTTTCTCCCTGTGCTACTCTTGCTTGCTCAGCTACAGCTGCTTGAACTGCTGATACCTTACCTACACCACCTAATAATTCTCTTGCCCCCGCTTCTTGTAAGGCTTCAACTGCTGTAGTAGTAGTTTGTAAATTGTTTAACAATTCATTCTCAAATGCTTCTACAGGAATATTTAATCCTGCGTAAAAATCTTTTTCAATTCTGCTTGACGCTTTCTCTAAAAAAGCAGCGGCTGCTTTGTCTGCTTGCTCTCTTAATCTTGTCGCTTGTTTTGCGTTTTTAAAAGACCCTACAGCTGATGCTACCTTTGTAGTAATTGCCGCTATTGTTGCTGCTGTTGCTAAACTCATGTTATAATTTTTTAATCATTTCTTGCCCATTGCCCTCTCCCTTAACATACCCCAGCTCTTCATAAAGACTAATTAATGAAGGGTTTTTAAGCAATGAATATACATATTTTTTTTCAATACCTCTGGCTACAGACGTTACAAACTCTATCAATGTCAGCAACGCTTCCTTTCTAACCTTTTTATTTTTAACATTAAAGTTAGATACAATCCACTCTAACAATACCACGTTAGAGTTGGTTACATACATAAATCCTGCGCAGACTGGCTCATCATCACAATAAACCATATAGCCTTTGTCAGATAAAAAGTCTTTTGCTGGAGGCGTCCACCTCCAATCTTTCCACCAACCCACTAACACATCTTCATAGTCATTATCTTTTAGCGGCTGTATGTTATACCTCATCTATGCAAAGATAATAAAATCTATGGAAAACTTTTCATCACGCTACTTCCTACAGAGAATAGCTCAACCGGAGTTGTGTCTGAGTTTTCTAACTTAAACTGCATAAAATATCCTCTTGCTCCTGTTGAGTTAGCTACTACATCTTTATAATATAAAATAAAATCTCCACTTGCTACTAATTGTCCAAATCCTGTTGTGTCAACATTTATTGTATTTAAAGTATTATCTACACTTTTAACCACACCGCATTTAGTTGGAGCTACTGTTGCCGGATTGGTTGTTTTAAAAACCGAATCACCTTCTGAAATAATACTTCCAGGAGGTACAGTAAATTGATATTGATATAAGTTTGCAGAAACTATGGTTGGAATAGCAGATATTGTTCCTATACCATTAGCTGATCTTAATTTAAAATTTATTGTAGATGCGTTTTCTCTAATAAATGAAAACCACTCTCCTTCTTTTTGCTCAAAATATGTGCTTAACATATTTCCTGAACTTAAATCAGTTAGCAAATCTGTTACTGCCCAAGCCTTATCACTTTCAAATGATATAGTTTTAAATAATTTTATTTCTAATGGATTGTTATTAAAAACACCTGTAATAGAAGAATTGAATTGCTGTCCGTAATAATTATTTCTTAAAGGGTTAGTGTTATGCCTAAATAAATTACCATTCTTAAATGTATAAAAATAAGTGTTCATACCCATCATAAAATCAGGTAGATAAGAATAAAATGAAGGCCATCCTTTGGCTGACTCGCTATATGATAATGTTTCGTTTGCCATAATTTTTATTTTAAGGACAAGTTGAGCATGGTCCAAGAACCTGTGTTACGCTATCCCAATATCTTACATATCCATCAAAAGCATAGTAACCTGTTGGAGCTAAACTTGTCATTCTATTATCAGTAAATATTCCTGTCGCTTGACAAAAAGTATTACCATCAAAATATCTATTTATTGCTACTGCCATATCAACAATTTGTTATACTTAATACTAAACCATCTACTCCTATCTCTGCCACTCTTTTGTTTGGCCCTCCTTGATCTATTTTATAAAAACCTGCTGGAGTCCAATTAGATGGGCCTGGACTACATGGGGTGTTTTGATACATTATATCTCCTACTGTTAAATTTTGACCCTGTATACCATTGTGATATCTTGGTATAGTTAAAGAAGAGTTAGGGTCGCTACAAGCGGCAAAAGCAGAACTTCTTCTTTGTCCTGTTACTACTTGAGTACAATTTAAACTAACATTACAAGCAGCTGTACTTGAATTTGCGTCATATCCCATTTTTACATAAGAACGCTCTCTTAAATCGGTTACTACTATCATGTTAGGCTGTGACAATCCTTGTGTAACATTAAATCTTTTCGCCTCAAAAACTCCTGGCTGAGGGTTAGTTAAGGTTGATGTTAAAGGAGATTTACCATTAAGTTTTGTTACATCAAAATCAAAGGCAGTTCCTGTTGAACCTGGAGCATACATAGGATTTCCTTGACTAAATATATATAAAAAGTTTCCTACTGGATTAAAATCTATATTATCTCCACTTTTCTTTACTGACCTAATAAGCTGGTCTGCACCATCATATGATATCATTCCTACTGATTGCTGACCTTCTAACTGATTAAATGCCGAGACCCCTTGTAATGGACTTGCTAATGCAACAGCTAAATTAGACTCTATAGGGCTTGAAAAATTACCGTCAAACCAGCCATATTCATAATGTAATTGTTTTCCTGATTGCTGAGGCGATGTTAAAACTATCTGTGTTAATGATCCGGTTACTGTAGTAACGCACTGTGGTGTTATTTCGTAACCTAATACTCCTGTTGTATTAGGAGCTCTTTCAACTTTTACGTTTATCGTGGTAGGATATAAACTTAACTTGTTTAGTATTAAGAAACCAGAAGGTGCAGTATTATCTACTATTCTATCTACTACTACAGGGTTTACTACTCTTTCAATAATATAAGTGTCTCCTACAGCAAAAGTAAAGGCAGGGTTTGCTAATAATAATTCATCAGGGTTTCCTAATCCAGTAATCGTAGTTTTTGGAGGAGGAACTATAGAAGAGCCTGTATTAATTATTCCGTCCCCAACTTGCACCCCAGCAGTGACAAAATTGTTGGCTGTATCTGTTAATGTTCCCGATACTAAAGGATTAGTTGCTGAACCAGATGTTATTTGAACTTTATTTGTTCCGTTCCATGTTAAAGTTATTTTAATAGAACCTGAATTTAACAGATAATCTAAATAAAAGTTTCCATACACAGCTCCAACATTTACGTCAAATTCAAACACCTCAGGAGCATTAGTTTGAGATATTAAAGTACCGCAAGCTACAGGAGCGTCAGAACCTTTGACTGATATTTCATTATTGTTTAAAACATATTCGCCCATATAAGGGTCATAACCTCCTAACTTCTGTGTATCTATTTGTGCAGTAAAAGAGTCTCTAAAAAATGATCGCATACCACTGTCAGAAATTACTGTTAATTGTTCTTCATAAGTTCCTCCACTTAATTTTATAACTGCATTTCTTTTTGTATCAGTAAAAAATACATTTTTACCCCAAGAAGCAAAACTTTCTGGGTTAAAACTTATGCCAAACTCTTCTAATCGTGTTATCTGCTTACCTAATACTTCAGGTATAGAGGTTATTGCTCCACCTCCTGCTGCGTCTGATAATAAATTTTTTCCTTGTAATATATATGATATTCTATCTTCCTGTAAAACTAATAAGTCAGTCTCTCTACTATGTAGTTTCATAATAGGACCAAATATTAATTCTAAGTCTTTAAAATTACCTAAACTTAAATTAAACTCATTACTGTTATTTAAGTTTGTTTCACCATTATATATCCCACTATAGGTAATAGATGCTTTTCTTTTACTTTCTTGATAAGGTTCCGCAGTAACGCCATTAGCTCTTTCCCCGATAGCCATAGCATTTTCTGCTGCATTATCAAATATTTTATAACTTTCTACTCCATTACCAAAAGAATAACAATTAGCAAAAGTTAAATCATTTATAGCTGCGACATTTGTCGTTAAATTTTGGTTTTGAACATTACCAAAATGTATGTTTTCGTTTGAAACCGCATCATATCCAATATTAAAGTTTTGAGAGCCTTCGTAATAAATATTAGGGTCTGCTGGCTGTGGAGTGGTTTCTAATGTAACAACATTATTATTTGTTACAATAACTATTTTAACCGACATTCTGGCGGGTCTTTTATCAAAACCAGGGCCTCCTCTTGGAACACCGCTGCTTAATACCAATGATAATTCTCCTGAAGTAGGCTCTAAAAACTGAATAGCATAACTATAACAGGTATCGCTACCTGGTATGTCACACTGGCTTATATTAGTAGCAAGTGTATTTACATAGTGACCGGTTAAAGATTTTTCCCCTGTATCACTTGTTCCTTGAACATAATTAAATATTCCTTGACCATCAAACCAATCTTTAAAATTTGAATAAAGAGCATTTGAAATATATTCTTCTTTCCATCTCCAGTCTACAGACTTAACATTATCAGGGTCTCCTGTCCATATACCACCATAGGCACCCCTTGTTATTTTCATATCTATTTGAATAACAGAACCAGGTTGTATGACAACATTAGATGATGGAGAACCAAAAAATAAAGGATATGCAATCTGCTGGTCATCTCTTGGGTTTGTCCCACAAAAAACCTGTTTCATAACAGCCGATCTTGTTCCTGGATTTACAACAAAAGTTTGTTGGTTAGGATTCCACCCATCTGGTTTTGCAGAAAAATACAATCCTGGTAAACTATCTCCTGGATTTGATACGGTTCCATCTATCTCCCCACGTCCTTTCGCTTCTATCTCCAATACTGTTAAAGTGACTACCTCTGGAAAAACACTTGCTACCCCTGATATAATTTCAGACTTTACTATCAATCTATCACCTACTGATAAAATACTTTGGTCTTGACCTACCAGTCTAAACCAGTATAATGTAGGGTCATTTTTATCCTCTGTAAATACCGTTATATATATAGTTTCATAAGTTGTAGCTGAAGGTTTTATTGCAAACTTATAGCGAGTTGCCCATTTTGGTGGAGGGCTATCTATAGATACTCTTAATCTATTTATCAATCCTGCTCCAAGAGTATTTACATGAACTGTGTTGTCCTCAGTTGTAATTACTGTAGAAGACCTACCGTATTCATCCATATAAATTATTCCTAAACTATAATCCCTGTTACTATGTAGGCTTAATCTATTTGGCGAGCTATCCAAAACACCAGTCATGCTTTGTATTATATACTGAAAATACTCATAGTATTCACTAACAACATTTGTAGAAGGGTCAGTAGCTTGGTATTTAACTGCTGGTACTTTTAAATCAAAAGTATCACCACTAACAGTAAGCTCAAACCCTTCATTTGCAGTAGAGCTTGTAATACCTGTTAAAGAATGTGTTGTCTGAGGAAATGGCCCTGCTCCAGAAACTACTCCTGAATTAGCTGGGCCAGGTGCAATAATAGCGGTGTTAAATAAATCCGTTAAGGTATTACCATTATTAGAGTTTGATATAGGTTGAAAATTAGTTACTCCTACTGCATCAGAAAATTCAGAACTTAACAACATAGTATTTATTGAATTATAATCTCTGGTTGTTCTAAATTCAAATGAAATATTTAAAGGAGAATTACCGTTTGAGGATTTATATTCATCAGTAGCAGGAAAACCAACTAATGTGCCTGGAACTGAATTGGTGCCTGTTGTTCGTAAAGATATTTCCCAAGTAAAAGTTGTACCTGTAGGTATAGTTGCTGAACCACTAAAAATAGTATTACCCGCAATAGTTATGTTTGGAAAAAATTGTACTTTACCAAGAGTTGTTTGAAAAGGAGTTCCTGCTTGTATGCTCCATAGCTGTGTTGTGGTTACACGAACAGGTTGTTGTAGTTCCAAAAACCTGTCATTAATTTGTACAATTTCAGGAGTGAAAAGAGGAACGACAGGTAAGTCATCAAATCCTATCATGTTATGACCGTCTGTATAATTTCCATAAAACACTCTATTACCCATAACGGTTTGTGCTTGAGCAGTTTTAGGAACATTGTCAAATGTTCTTAATAACTCGTCTTGCCCGAGTAAAGTGTAGATTTTCTTTTTACTAAAAGTTATTGAACGTTCAGTATTATCACCCCACCCTTCGTTAATTTTATCATACCTTTCAATTATGTAAATTGTATTTTGTCCTGATTCTTTATATAATAAATCTACACCGATAACATTTGAGCCGCCTGTGCTAAATGTAACCTCAGCAGTGTTAAATTTATTTTCCATACCGGTATTTTCTAAAGTATCATAATCTAAAGTCCAATCACTTGGCTCAAAAGCTGGTGTGGTAAACAAAGAAGTTGCGCTATACTGATTATCTTTATATTTGTATCGGTAAGCAAAACATAAAAATTTATCTAAAATATAGTTTTCTTCTTCCGAAGGAGTGTTGATTAAATTTATTGTAGGTGCTGGTAAAGAAAATTCAGTTACAGGTGGTAAAACAAGATTGTTTGTATATTCAGTAAATCCTGGAGGCTTTACTATTACTGATATATCCTCTTCTGTAATTCCGTCTACTCCAAGTGTAGGATATGGGTATTCTCTGTTTATATTAACTACTCGTGGTGGATTAAAGTTATCGGTAAAGAATAAAAGGTCGCTTACTAAATTTACGCCAGTTATTAGTTTTTCTGTTTGAAAATTTAAAACAGTTTCTGAAATTACTAAGTATTTAGTTGCGTTTGTTGATGAGTTAAAAGAAACTATCATATCTACATCTCTTCCTGGATCACAAACAAACCAATACATGGTTTGGTTTATACCATCAGCGTAAGCGCCAATACATTTGGCAAAGGTAGATAATGCCACACCATTATATAATAAAGTTGATACCTGAGTGTTTCCTTTTGAATTTTCTACCGCCCCTATTTCTGTAGTTTCGGTAGAACCAAGCCTTACATTTTGTGCGTCAACATATTGTCCAGGAGGTAATAAGCGTTCATCAACGCTTTTATTCATTTTACCTGCTATAAAATTAGTATTAATTTCCATATTACTTTATCCATTTATCCTGACCTCTCATGTTCATCAGCAATCTTCCTGGATGAATATTACTTAATCTTAATTTTGCATTTCTTAATAAAGACGACTTGTCTTTTCTTGCTCTGGTTACTATATATTCTTGCACTCCCAACTTACTGTTTAACAATGCAAATCTTATATAAGCATACAAATATTCTTCAAACATTTTGTTTACGCTTATTTTGGAATCATCCCCTTTTTCCATTCCGTCTGATACATATTCTAAAACCACTGATTTACCTGACATAGTTGAATTGAAATATATAGCGCCTGTACTTTTGTTTATTGTAAAAGTTGGGTTAATGTTAGCAGTTTCAGTATTAAGACCGAATCTGTCTCCCATTTGTCTTTCAAAGTACCAGCAACCATCTATACAGTGGCCTAATTGATTATGAAAAGGGCCGCCTCCTAAATATAATTTTTGCATACCACCCTCTTGTCTTGATAAATCTACTTGAGAGTTTTCAGGTTTTAAAACATTACCATCAACATCAAACAAAATTTTAGCGTTGTTATCTTGCAAGTAGGCTTCGCTCCACATGGTTTGTATATTTTCTGTTAAAGGGTATAAAACCCCTGCCTCATACAGAGATATTCTTACATAATTAACATAATCAGGCGGTAACACAAATCTAATTTGTGAGTCTACTGTTAACTGCAATATTTTAATTTCTTTCATTGCATCGTAATTAAGCTCCTGTATTCCTCTTTTAGCATGAAATATAACTTGATATCTTTCTATGTTGTTTAGTATTTCGTTATTACCCTGATACATTAACATAAAATTATTTACTATATCCTCTAAAGATACATACTGATATGAACCCCAGTTTTTATCAACTGGAGAATTACCATTGTTTTCATAATATAAATAATCTGTAATGTATGCCATTTGTTATACTTGTATTTGGTTATCTTGAACTTCTTCGTTTTGACCGAATTGATATACTTCTGCTTCTCTTATTTCAATACCAACGTATTGACAAATCTTAGCTATTAATCCTGGCTCATCTGACAAGGGTAATTCAAAATCTTGATAAGTAGAGGATGTTTGGTCAAATATTGGTTCTCCATTTGTTAAAGATAAAAACGTCCACTGCGGTGGTTTTGGATATCTTATATATTGCGCCTTTATATCACCATTGTTTTGAATTGATGTTGGGTAAACACTTACCGTATTTCCACTTAGAACATATGCGGGAAATTGAGTTGTAGGTGATCCTAAAGTTGAGCTTGTTAGAAAAAATATTTTTTTCTGTGTTACTCTTTCTACTTCTGTTATGTTATTAGCGTC